CAACTTTCGGTCACTTTGCTACTTTCACCACTTGCCTACTCATTGCAGGCAATGGCTTGGGACGACGTGCCAATAACCGAAAAATGGAACACCGTGTCGCCGACATTGACGTGGGAATATGCAACAATAGTCGCTTAACGAAAGGAAACTCAATTGACGAACCCGACCTCAAACTATGGTTTTGTTCTGCCGACGGCAACTGACCTTGTGACGGATTTGCCCGCAGATTTTGAAGTGGCATTGCAAGGCGTTGACACACGGTTAAAAGCACTGCAACCAGGAACGACACTTGGAGACATTGCTTATTCATCAGCGAGTGCAAACACCAACACACGTTTGCCAATTGGCACGAACGGTCAAGTTCTTGCCGTTGTTGCTGGTGTTCCAGCATGGTCAAGCGAAGCGGGTGACATTTCAAGTGTTACCGCTGGAATTGGTATTTCGGGCGGTGGCACTTCGGGTGACGTTACAGTCACAAATTCAATGGCAACTGCTATTGACGCAAAAGGTGATTTAATTGCTGGCACGGGTGCAGACGCGTTTAGCCGTCTTGCAGTCGGTGCAAATGACACAGTTTTGACGGCAGATTCAACTGCGGCAACTGGTTTAAAATGGGGTGCTGCACCAACTGGTTTTGGCACAATTACTGCATACACACCGACTTGGACAGGTATAACAATTGGCAACGGCACTTTCCAAAATGTTGGATATTCAACAAGTGGAGATTTGGTTTGGTATTCAGGCCAATTTATTTGGGGCAGTACCACTTCAGCCACGGGTGTTTTTAAATTGACATTGCCTGTAAATGGATTAGGTACTGCAACTGGTGTTGACGGCAGACAACCAGCACAGAACTTTGGCGCACTTTGTCAAAGTTCAACTGGTTATATCTATAATTTTGCTGTAACACTACAAAATGCGTCACCAGCCACTACATTCAATTTGCAATCTTTATTGACTAATTCAACTTATTTGCAAAATCAGGTTCAATATCTTCAAAACACAGTACCAATTACATATGCTGCAAATGACTGCATTGCTTGGAACTTTTTCTATAGGAAGGCATAATAATGAAAGAACAAAAAATGGCGTGGATTCAACAAGAAGACATTCCTGACGAATATAGGTGGATTCGAATTCGCCTATACCGTGATGATTTATTGCAGGCGTCAGACTGGAGAATGGTTGAAGATGCTATTTGGGACAAAGCACCATGGGTCACTTACCGCCAAACATTGCGCGACTTGCCAACAAGTAATGCAGACCCAATGAAAATTGTTTTTCCTAATGAACCAGCCTAATTCTTATCCGCAAGGCACTTCAGCTGCGCTGATTGAAATTGCAAAGGCTGAAATTGGCACAATTGAGGAAGGCAATAACCTTACCAAGTACGGCAAATTTACAAAGGCCGACGGACTACCTTGGTGCGGTTCTTTCGTTAACTGGTGTGCAGCACAAGCGGGCGTCAAGATTCATTCAGTCGTGGGCACTGCAATTGGTGCGCATAAGTTTAAAGAAATTAACCGTTGGTCAAATATGCCACAGTTGGGTTATTTGGCTTTCATGGATTTTCCTCATGACGGTGTTGACCGCATTTCTCATATTGGTATTGTTGTGGGTTTGATTGACGACAAAACATGCGTGACGATTGAAGGCAACACCAGTGGAACAGGCGACCAGCGAAATGGTGGCATGGTCATGGTAAAGGTGCGCAACGTTGGCAAAGAGATTGTTGGGTTTGGAATTCCCAAATTCGTACCTTACAAGGGCGAACACCCAACAATTGAAATACCAAAATCGGGAGAAAAACCGACAAAGGAGAAAACAAAAAAATGGACAAAGCCAAAGCCTTAATCGCCTCATGGGCACGCTCATTCATGGCAGCAGCACTAGCCTTATACATGGCAGGTGTGACAGACCCAAAGACACTTACAATGGCAGGTGTCGCAGCGATTGCACCAGTTGTTTTGCGCTGGTTAAATCCGCAGGATAAGAGTTTCGGGTTAACGGGGAAGTAGCCCGAAAACTCACCGCAGCAGGATTGGCTTGGGCACTTGCGCTAATCCTGACTGCGTGTGGGTATCAGGGTTGGACACGTTATGAGTGCCAAGAATATGAAAACTGGTCAAAACCTGAATGCCAAAAACCACAATGCGTCCCGACTGGAACGTGTTCTGACGACATACTTGGATTCACAACACCATAAACCAGCACGACGACGCGCACCTGAGGACGTCCACGCGCAGCTGATTTTGATAATTGGTTCAACACTTGCAGCCGTATTTTTAATCGTAACGGTCGGCATAACTTACGCACTTATATTTGTCACCCAGCCGATTGGGGCACAAGCACCCAACGACGCAGCCTTTATTGACTTATTGAAAACCCTGGCCATTTTCTTGACTGGTTCGCTGGGCGGTGTACTTGCTGGAAACGGACTAAAATCCAAGCCAAAGTCAGGTGACACGCCGACAAACACGCAAGGTTCTTGATTTGGCGCGCCTTATGCGTCACCCTAAGTTCAGGTGGTAGTCGTTACCACCAAGAATCGGGAGAATTCAAAATGGTCGTTGACTTATTAGACCCGCAGACTTTGCGGGCTTTATTCCTAATCGGTGTGCTTTGCACCTTAGCCGCTGCCCTTGGTTATTCATGGGGACACAAAGACGGAAGCCGTGAAGGCTATACACGCGGGCGTGCTATCAGTCGCCACATCTCACAACAAAAAAGGGCGGTCAAATAAATGGGGTTTCTGGATAACTACGAAGCAAGCCGTGAGCGTTTAGAACGTTGGCTGAAGACCTATCCGCTGGGACGCATTGAAACCAGCATTGTTGAATTTAGTGCTGACAAAGGTTATGTACTAGTTGAAGCAAAAGCGTTTCGCCACGAAGACGATACACGACCAGCAGCGGTTGATTTCGCTTACGGCTACCAGGGCGCATACCAACAGAACATGAAGCGTTGGTTTGTTGAAGATACGGTCACCAGCGCAATTATGAGAGTGCAACAACTGGTCATGGGCGGTGCTGAAAGAAGCACAAAAGAAATCATGGAACAGGTTGAAAAGACATCAGCAAAGGTTGCAAACACTGACAAGGACTATGACTACTGGACGACCAAATTTGGTGACGTGCCAAGTTACAAGACTGAAGAAGACATGGAAGCAGCTGGTGTTCCAACTTTGGCTTCAGGCGTCGCAGAAATTGCAAAGCAACTGGGCGGTGAATTAGTTGCTGAATCGCCACAATGCCGTCATGGCCACCGTGTTTTCCGCAGTGGAAACAGTGCGAAGACTGGCAAGGACTGGGCAAATTATTCATGCGTAGGACGCAAGCCTGACCAATGCGACCCAATTTGGCTAGTGCTTACCAGCGACGGAACATGGAAGCCACAAGTATGACAAAGCCACGCTTAATTAAAATACTTGTCTGCATTGAAATTGTCTTGGTTTTGCTACTGATTGGGGTTGCATTTCTATGAGCGATTATTGGGAGGTAATACAAGTCAAAACAATGACTGGCAAACTCATGTGCGAAGGTGAAGTGATTGCCGAATACAAAGTTGAGCAATGCGACAAGTGTTCAAGCATTGTTAAATTTGACGAATTTGGCTACCAAAAAGGTTTTGGCAATGAAAAGATTATTTGGTTTTGTGCGGGTTGCCGTTGAAAATGACCTTAACGCGTGAGGAAGAATTTACGTGTCACGACGCAGCAATTCATTTGGCTAAGGCCAACACGGACTATTGGCAAACACGGTCGGGCGGTTACTCAACTGAGAAATCACTTCATGACCTCATTGCACAAGACGCCCAAAGTATCGGCAGTGAATGGGTTGTGGCCAAATACCTAAACGTTGACTTCAATCCTTTTGAGCAAAAGGGCAAAACTAAGGCTGACGTAGGTTCACACTTTGAAGTGCGCTGGACTAAGTACGTGTCAGGGCAGCTGATAATTCATGAATACGACCGTACTGACGACGTGGCAATCCTGGTCACTGGTGAATCACCGCATTTCTTCATTGCTGGTTGGATTCCCATTGCTATGGCTAAACGTCCCAAGTACCGACACAGTAAGCAACCCAACTGGTGGGTTACACAAATCAACTTGCAACCTATTGAAAACCTTAGGAGAAGCAACTATGGACACAGTTCAGTTTGAGTGCAGGAAATGCAAAAAGGTAACGAAGCAAGTAATCCACAAGGTAACCGACAACCTTCCCAATGGTGTGGAAGTGATTCAATGCACCAAGTGCGAAGTCATGGGGGTTGCGCAGATAGGGACTTCAAATGCCAATCTATGAGTTTAAATGCACGGTGTGCCAAATCAGTGTTGAGGTGGATAAGTCAATCCACGACGAACGCAACCCAATCTGCTGCGGGCAAAACATGAGCCGCACCTACTCAACCTTTGGCATATCCTTTAAAGGCACGGGCTGGGGTGGGAAATGAAAATCCTGAACCTTTACGCTGGAATTGGTGGCAACCGCAAACTATGGGGCGAGGAACACCAAATCACTGCCGTTGAGTACGACGCAGACATTGCTAAGGTGTACGCAGACCATTTCCCGAATGACACCGTCATTGTGGCTGACGCGCACCAATACTTGCTTGACCACTTTGCTGAATTTGATTTCATTTGGTCATCACCACCATGTCAAAGCCATAGCAGCTTCAGGCAGAATATCGGGGTGCGCTATCGTGGCGTTCAACCAATATATCCTGACATGAAACTATGGCAGGAAATCGTTTTCCTTCAATACAACTTTGCAGGCAAATGGGTTGTGGAAAACGTAAAGCCTTATTACACACCATTTGTGCCACCGACGGCTGATTTACAACGTCACTACTTTTGGGCGAACTTTGACATTCCACAAGCCGACATTGAGAAGGACAATCTAAGAGCTGCGCAAATACCTCAATTGCAAGCCTTGCACGGGTACAACCTTGACGGATACAAGTTGCCTAACAAACGCCAGGTCTTACGTAATTGCGTACTGCCAGCACTTGGTTCACATGTATTTAAGCAGGTAAGCAATGGATAGTTATACACAGGTGTTATCCACAGGCGTGCAAAACTTGTGGGACACGCCCAAGGCTATGCGTAAGTTATTAACTTGCTTGACAGTCGCGGTACGCTGGTTTCGCTTGAAGCGAGCCGCTGAGGCGGATTGCTCGCAAGGGCGTAATCGGCTAATGGGACGGGTCTATTTCATTTCGGCATTGCTTTCAATAACAAGCATTGCAAATGCAAATGCAGCTAACTATTCAATAGACCATTTGAAGTTATATGCACATTCTAGGATTCTCGACTACAAGGAATTCCAATGCTTTAACAAGATAATTACAAAGGAAAGTCGTTGGTCATACACTGCAAAGAACGGGTCGCACTTCGGATTGGGTCAGATGAAGTCCAAGCACTACCGTGACTTAGACCCTTTCAGACAAATAGACGCAACTCTCAAATACATTACAATTCGTTACCAAACACCATGCAAAGCATGGGCGTTTCATCAGCAAAGGAACTACTTCTAATGGCTAGTGCATTGAAGGACAATGGCAGCACCAGCCAATGGCGTAAGATACGTCAACGCATACTTCAGCGCGACGGTCATACATGCCAGGCTTGCGGTATGGAAGGCAATTCGGTTGACCACATAACACCACGAAGCCTTGGTGGTAGTGATGAGGACTGGAACTTGCAGACATTGTGCATTTCATGCAATTCAGCCAAAGGGGGGCGGTTTTTTAATAGCACACC